ATTTTGGCTAAACTAAAATATGAAGATCTAACAACATCTTAGGAGATATAAAAATGTTAGAAACAATTTTCTTATTATTGGTTGGCGCATTCATTGGCTGGCATTTCCCAGAGCCAGCATGGGCAAGAGTTATCAGAGATAAACTATTATCAATTGTGAAACCAAAGGAATAAATTGTTTAAACATATTCGTCATGATATTCCAAAACTTGAACGTAAGACTAGACCCGATGGATCAAGAGTTTACTCAACACCGTCGGGTCTCTCCTATCCAAGCGTCACAACGGTTACAGGATTGCTTAACATCGATGCGATCGTGGCTTGGAGGAAAAGAGTTGGAGATGAAGAAGCAAACCGAGTCTCAAGAAGAGCAGCAAACAGAGGAACAAGAGTCCATAGTTTATGCGAGAAGTTTCTGCTCAATGAGGAGGTCGTACCAGATATGTTTGATCTCGACAACTGGAAAAAGATCAAACCACTGCTGGGTCGCATAGATAATATACATGCTTTAGAGACACCATTATATTCTGATCATCTTCAAGTTGCTGGCACTGTGGATTGTATCGCTGAGTATGAAGGTAAGTTGTCAGTAATAGATTTTAAAACATCTTCTAGAGTTAAGGCTAGAGATGATATCCACGGATACTTTATGCAATGCTCTGCATACGCAGTAGCTTTTGAGGAATTGACTGGGATACCAGTCCCAAGAATAGTAGTTATCATGGCAGTAGACGATAACGATCCTCTCGTCTTCAAGGAAAAAAGAGATGCCTGGATCGATGGCTTTAAATCTCTTAGAGAGGATTTTAGAAAATGGAAAAACTACTAAAGATTCTAGCATTTCTTCCAGCAGTCGCTGCTGCTCAAGAAACTCCAAATGGTGTTTGGTTGCAACATGCTTGCGCTGATACCAAATATACATTTGAACAACTCGACAAGAAATATGGCGAGTCGCCAATCTTGCGTTCAATTATGCCTGACAATGAGAATATGGTTATCTCAGTTTGGCATAATAAAGATGCAAGAACAATCACTATTATTCAAACATCATTAAACCAAAATCTTTCTTGCGTTCTTGGCATTGGTGAAGATGCAAGGTTGATTTATAAGTTCGATTAAGTTATAATAATCGTTATGATTAAAAAATAATATGGAACTTCTCCGTTAATAAATCTTTTTAATGGCTAAGTATTTTATGCGGTGGTCTTTCTGACCACCTTTTGTTTTTGATATAGGAGAAAATATGAAAACCGTAGGTGATAAAATTGAGTCGTTCGTCGTAACTGGCATTAACCCAGGAAGCGATAAGTTCTTCGACATTACTGAGAAATCTTTTGAAGGTAAGTGGAAAGTAATTGTTTACTATCCTAAAGATTTCACATTCGTATGTCCTACTGAAATCGTAGCATACGACAAACTCTTCCAAGACTTTGCTGATCGTGATGCAGTCCTACTAACTGGTAGCACTGATAACGAATTCTGTAAACTTGCTTGGCAGAAACATCATGAGGATCTATCTAAGATCAAGCATATTCAATTCGCAGACACCAGTCGTGAGTGGGATAAGTCGTTGATTGATCAACTTGGTGTATTCTACGCACCTGCTGGCGCTGCTCTTCGCGCAACCTTTATTGTTGATCCAGATAATGTCATTCAGCACGTTACTGTTAATAACTTAAATGTTGGTCGATCACCAGAGGAAACACTACGTGTTCTAGATGCGTTACAGACAGGCGAACTTTGCGCATGTAACCGTACCGTTGGTGGTGACACGCTATGAGTTGGGTAGAACAAATTAAGGAGGCATTGCCAGACTATGCAAAAGATACAAAACTTAATCTCGATGCAGTTATTACTAGAAGTTCACTTCCTGTTGATGTTGCTATGGGTTGTGCTCTAGCAGCTGCTATGATGACTGGAAACGGTAAACTTGTTTCTTTCATCCAAACTGATATGCATAACACTGGCGCAGAGTTTACGTCAGCTCTTACTGCTGCTGCGATCATGGCACAAAACAATGTATGGTATCCATATATTGAAATGGCTGAAGATGAAAATCTAAAAGGATTACCAGCACAGTTGCGTATGAATGCTATTGCATCTCATGGTGGGACTACCAAGTCTAACTTTGAGGCGTTTTCTCTTGCTGCAAGTATCGTAGGTAAGTGTCACTTCTGCGTGAAGGCGCACTACGAAACTCTTAAGAAAGAGGGATACACTGTTGAGCAACTCCGTGACATCGGTCGCATTGCTGCAGTGATGAACAGTGTTGCCAAAGTGCTAAATAGTTGAATGAGTAATCTAATTCTTTTTCTTCTGTTCGTTGTTCTACATGTTTACTGGGTGTACAAACTGGTAACATACGACTGGGCAAATTTTGAAGAAGACAGGAAGAATTTAGATTTATAGAATTGTTGTAATCCCTTCAAAGCGAAGGCATGTTGGACGAGGGTTCGATTCCCTCCATCTCCACCAGAAGTGTTGTTTAGGGTGATAAGTAGGAGTTTAACAAGACTCTGAGGATCGGAATTCCCGACTTGTGAACAGCAGGACACTTCTGATGGGGATGACCAGGTTTCGACAGCGTGAGATAGTAGAGACGGCAACACGGTAGGCGATGACCGTAAATCAAGCAAATAAAAGTAAACGCAAACGATGAAGTTTACGCTCTTGCTGCCTAAAGCAAGATGAGGTTTCGCCGACTGTCCTTATCACCCAATCAGTCGGCATTTTTCATTTGGAGAATAAATGAGAGCAGCACTTTTATGCAACGGTCCAAGTAGAGTTGCTTTTAAGAGCAGAGAAGGGTATACTTATGTGATGGGATGTAATATACCATGGGCTGACGTTGATGGAACAACAATTGTTGATGTTGCTGTTATAAGAAATTTTGCAACAGTAAATTACAGAAAAATTGATCTACACATTACCCGAGAATGTTACAATATTCTTGGTGGGTTTAAAAAAGATGGTATTAGGTTGAACGAACTTCTTGACTGTAAAATTATACCAAAGCCAAATGATTTTTATAGTTCTGGTCATATGGCTGCGCTTTCTCTGATAGAGAAAGGATATACTGATATAGATATCTATGGGTGTGATTCTTATTTTGAAGAAGTGATTGATAGTTTTACTTGGCAGTTTGTCCCGACATATGCAAACGACAAACACAAGGCGAAACAAATTATAGAATGGCGTAAGAATTGGGCTTCCATAAAGATAGATAAAAATGTTAAATTAAATTTTATAAAGTCCTAAATAATAGACACAGTGGGTTGTTAGTCCCAATAAAACTAACATTACACAAACACAACACAAAGGAGTAATTATGTCAAATATGAGTCCGTTTGAGATTCGCCTTGAACTATTAAAAATGGCGAAAGATATGCTTACCGAAGAATACTATGGTAAGCGTGAGCAGCTTTCTAATGACTGGCAAGTCAAAGTTGAAAGTGCTCGTCACGCAGGTTCGGTTCCACCAGATCATCCTGGGTTCCCAGCCTATCCAAGCGAAGCCGATATCATAACCAAAGCGCAACAGCTAAACGGTTTCGTCTCGCAAATCCCCCAAGACATTAAGACTACTACTAAGAAGTCCACCTGATATGGGATTGGAAGGTGTGTTCGCACACCTTCTTTAACTAATTAAGGAGATTCAATTGGTTTTAAAGAACAACCTAAAAATATTGCTTATTACTACATTAGTCATAACACTAATGCTGTTGGTAACATCTGTTGCCGTAAGCAAGATTCAAACCCCACAGATTAGAGTTTCATACTCTCAATTAAGCGATTACGCTAAAAAAGAAGTAAAGTGTTTAGCGGATAACATTTACTTTGAATCTGGTCATGAACCACACGATGGTAAAGTTGCAGTTGCAATGGTTACTATGAATCGTGTAATTAGCAACAATTATTCTGACAGCGTCTGCGGAGTTGTCAAAGAAAAGATTAATTCAACTTGTCAGTTTTCTTGGTGGTGCCAAGAAAGAGAAAGAACAAAAGCAATAAGTGGATACTTGACTTTAGTGAACGATCCATATTATAATAAGGCATTAGATATTGCCATAATGGTTTATCTGAATCACGAAAATATGCATGATCCTTCAAAGGGTGCGTTGTTTTATCATGCAGATTACGTGAATCCGCAGTGGAGAAACTTAAAGGTTTCGACTAAAATTGGTAGACACATTTTCTATGTACCTACCAAAAACTTCAAGAAAGGTGATGTACCAAATGGCACATATGATGAAGAAATTAAATTTAGAACTGTCCACGAGCAACGATCAGGAGAACACGCATTCTTTTTACTTGCTGATGGACGAAATTAGTATTCCGACAATTAAACCAGCAGTTGAATGGATACTAGAAACCAACTTTTCAGAGCAACAACCTGACTTGATGAATCTAATCATCACATCTCCAGGTGGAGATCTGAATGCTGCTTTCTCTTTGATTGATATTATGCGTGGTTCAGCCATTCCAATCAGAACTATCGGTCTTGGACAAATTGCTTCTGCTGGTTTGTTAATTTTTATTGCTGGGAAAAAGGGACAAAGGATCTTAACACCGAATACTTCTATCTTATCCCATCAATATACTTGGGGTTCTTTTGGTAAAGAGCATGAACTTATGGCTCAAGTTAAGGAATTTGACCTTATCACCCATCGATTAATGGCTCACTACAAGAAATGTACTGGTTTGAAAGAGGATGTTATCAGAAAATATCTGCTACCACCTCAAGATGTTTGGCTTAGTTCTGATGAAGCACTGGAACTTAAGATTTGTGATGTTGTTAAAGACTTAAAATAGGAGATTTCATGGATAGAATTAACATTGAAGGTATGACTTGGATCGTATCGATTACATTAATGGTCATTACATTAGTCATCAGTGTCTGTTATTACAGTTTGAAGAAAGATGAACTGATGTCAAAGAACATTGACACCGCTGTAGAGAAAGGAATTGATCCTTTGGCAGTGCGTTGCTCATATTCTTCACGTGATGATATCATCTGCATCGCTTACGCATCGTCTGGAAATAGTTCTCCAACGTCGCCTATGCCCCTACCTTCTAAAAAGTAATAAAAAGTTAACAAAAATTCCCCAAAAATGACCCTACAGACCGTAGGGTTATCCTAAAAATCCCTGAAAAGTCGCTAAGTTGTTGATTTTTCAGGGTTTTTTTCAGTCAAAAATCGCTTTACTTTAATTTGCATCCCCTGTATAATATCTGTATAGTTGATGAAAAGGAGAAATGATGACTGAATTCGAAAAAAACTGCTACGGTATGAGCCAAGAAGACATTCGTGAGCAATACATGAACTCGATTACCGCAAAATTGTCTGGTCTTGAGATGGTTGCGATGGGGGTTCTGTCCGATGCTCAGGAATTGATGAGTTTCGGTCATGCGCAAGCGACTGATCAGGCTCGCAAAAATATCAATATCGCAAAATTCATCTTGTCTGAGATGATGGAACAGAAAATTGCAGCTTAACTTGGAGAAAACTATGTTAGCATGGGAAGAAATGACGAACAAGCAGCAACTCGAGTGCATTATCTGGGATGCGTATAAGGATGCTTACGGTTTTCGTCCTCGCCATATGAATCTTGAGGCGATGACCGAAGACGAACTCTATGCTGAACTCGACCATCTCAAAGAAGTTATCGATGAGCAAGAGTCTCAGCGTCTCAGGGATGAGGAAATTGCAATGCACGACTTTGAGATGCGCATGCTTGACCTTATGATGAGTGGTGCAAAGTCTCGCGAGCAAGCATTGCGCTGGGTGCACGAAGCCGAAGGTACTGACGGCGACGATGAGTATCTTTGCTATACTCTTGGTCTCCCCTACGGATATTTCAAAAAAGTCGCTTGACTTTAATTCACAACTAAGGTATAATTATTTCTATGACAATAATTCATACTTCATTTAAAAAGCGCAAAGCCAAAAAGCCCAACGCAAAGCAACGTGAGTTGCAAGCCGACTGGGAAAAACTTCTCAAGAAATATGAAACCAAACCTGTTCCGAAGGGTACGGTCATGTATAAACAACCAAAGCAAATTATTCGTGAGACACCACACTATCCCAGCTTGAATAGTGGCGTTGGTAACGCAACCAAACCTGTTCATAGCGAGAAAGTGTATACTGGTACTGCTATGAAAGGTATTGGTACTATGCATAAGTCAAATGCTGTTCCAATCTTTTCTGATGATGCAGCTATTGACATTGCTAAGATGCGCAGGTAAAATATATTTAACAGGAGAATGAAATGACTCGTTTTGAAATTGAAAATAAGATGCTCGAACTCGCCATGTCGTATGATGTCGCTGGTCTGACAACCCTATTGAGCGATTTGAAAACTCAAAAGCGCAAACTAGATGCTTGGTTTGATAAATACTTGGATATGTTTGACAACAAGATGAACAAAACATCTAAGAACGATCCAGTTTGGAAGATGTATGACAAAAAGTTCTATGAGTATCAAGAACTCGAAGCCAGCATCAAGCGTGTTAACTACTATCGAGAAAAATATGCAAATGTTTGAAGACTCAAACTCTTTCTCTACCTACATTGAGAAGATGGTCAGGGAGAGAAAGGGTTTAACCCACATGGAAGCAGTACTTGAGTACTGCAAAGTTAATTTTGTTGACCCAGCCGACATCAAGAAGTTGATCAACAAGTCGCTCAAAGAAAAAATTCAAATAGATTTTGAAAATGACGGATACTTACCTAAGTCCGCAACATTAGATGTTTAATTATGGACGGTTTCAGAGCATATCGCTATTACATAGCGACCAAGCTGCACTTTACAACTGACAAGTTCAATGTTTTTGAGAATCCAAATGTGAAAGGAAGCAGAGATGCATTCTCCTCTAGAAATGATCGTTACATTTTTGAAAAACTTGCTAGAAAATTCCCAAAAGACTTTGATCTCATACAATATTATGTTGCAAACTTTGCTTACGGCAATGATGCCGTCATTTATAGTGGCTCTGAGTCTGATACGAACTACTTAGTCTGGCAAAAACGAAAACAATCCTTCTCAAGAGTCATAGAGAACGACTTATTCTCAATTATTCTTCATCTTGAGAAAGAAAGAAAACACCCATCAACTATTTTCAAGTTCAATGATGAAAATTTCCCAGAATTATTCAAACTATATCTCGGAAAGCATGTCACTATCGAGACTATGGTGGTGCTCAATGACTTTTTACCCTATCTTTCTTCTTGGAAAGACAATGCAAACTTGCTTTGGGAGGAAGAATGCCGTAGAATAGAAAAATGTAAGGGGTTCGTTAAGTACGAACATAGAAAAATGTTATCGTTAATGGAAAACTTCACTACAGAACTCAAAGAGTTAGAAAATGGGACGCACATTTCGTAAAGAAAAGACATGGGACGATGGTAATATTCGCCCAGCAAAAAATATCTCTAAAAAAGTTAATACTCGTGGTATGAGAGTACTAAATAGTATTGTGGAAGATGATGATATGGATTATGATGACTTTGAATACGATTCATCTGAAACAAATACGACAAAAAATCATACTGTTAAACATACGACATAAAGGAAATACATATGGACATTAATACACTGCGCAAAATGCGCAACAATGACTTCTCTAAAATCGCAGGTGAATTTGAGAAGATCGCAAACCCTTCTGAGGGTAAATCCTACAATGATGACCGTGTCTGGAAACTTGAACCAGACAAAGCAGGAAATGCTACCGCAGTCATCCGCTTCCTCCCAAGAACTGAAGGCGATGAACTCCCATGGGTTCGTGTTTTCAATCATAGTTTCCAGGGTCCAACTGGTAAGTGGTATATCGAAAACTCTTTGACCACGTTGGATGAGAAAGATCCTGTTGGCGAACTGAATAGTCGCCTATGGAACTCTGGCTCTGAAGCAAATAAAGAAATTGCTCGCAAACAAAAGCGTAAACTTACCTACATCGCAAACGTCTTAATCGTTTCTGATCCTAAGCATCCAGAGAACGAAGGTCAAGTCCGTTTGTTTAAGTTTGGTAAGAAGATCTTTGATAAGATCATGGACAAGGCTCGTCCTACATTTGAAGACGAAAAGCCAGTCAATGTTTTTGACTTGTGGGAAGGCGCAGACTTCAAACTGCGTATGCGTAAGGTAGATGGTTATGCCAACTACGATCAATCACAATTTATGGAGCCAGCTGCTCTGTTTGATGGTGATGAAGAAAAACTTCTTGAGGTTGTTTCTAAGCAATATAAACTTTCAGAGTTCCTTGATCGTAAGAACTTCAAGTCTTATGATGAACTTGCTAAGAAATTGGCTGATGTTCTTGACGATACTGGCGTTCCTGCTAAGTCAGCTGCTCAAATGACTGAGGATGATGACTATGTTCCACCAAAGCGTCAACCTACTGCAGAAGTAAAGAAGATGCCTGAAAAGGCAGCACCATCTCCAGCGTCTTCAGGTGATGATGACGATGAAGATATGATGAGTTACTTCCAAAAGATCGCAAACGAGAAGTAATAAAATCTAGGCAATAAAAAAAGGGAGCTTTGGCTCCCTTTTCTTTTATCCAACTCCACGTCTTCGAACATAATCGTTCATTGTCGTATCTGTGTTCTTTGGACCATAGTATGCGGCAATTGGTTGAGAAGTGTTGTTCACATTTGTCTGTGGAGCAACAACTGTGTTGTTAACTGCTTTCGGTTGCTCTTTTGCTGCTTGAACATTAGCAGAATCCCTATAAACATCAGTTGCCTTTGCAGATTTAACAGCTGGTTTAACTGCTTCAACTTTACTAGCATCTGAACCAGAAATTTTAGATTTCTTCTGTTTATTGTATTGTTCCATAATTTCAGGTGGGTATTTGTTACCCATCGACATCGACATCTCCATAACACCCATCTGTTTATCAGATAATGGTTGCCCTGGAACTACAGGTTCATTAGCAATTAGAGTCTGTGATCTAGAAACTAAGTTTTTGCTTGCCGTTTCAGCAGCTGCTTTTGAATCCTTTACACTTTTACCTTCAGATCTTGCTGCTTCGTAAGTGTCGCCATATACCTTTGCTTTATTTCCATCAACTGGTTGAGTTGCTACTTGCGTCTTACCATCTTCGCCAACTCTGACTCCTTGATTTGGTGCTGTTGGAGTTTCTGGAGTTTTAGGTTTGTCATCTGGTTTAAATGGATACCATGGACCGAATGTTACTTTCTTAAAGCCAAGATCAAAACTAATTTCTGGAATACCAACATTCTGAAAGAAACCAACAACAGAATCTTTAATATTCTTAAAGAAGTTTCCTATTGGTTCTGTAATATACTTGCTAACGAAACCAGTAAAGGAATCAACCATATTCTTAATGGTTTCTGCATCAAATAAGCCAAATGATATGAACTCTAAAATTCCACCAAGACCAGCAATGATGGCGTCGCCTAATGAGCCACCATCAAGCCAAGTTTTGATACCATCCCATAGACCATTGACTAAACCACCAACTATTAAAGCAATTGGGAAGATTCTAGTTACAAGTTTACCTAAGAATGCTGGATTTAATAGGAATCTACCAGCAGCCATAATACCTTCACCAATCATTGACGCTAAACTTCCTAGACCACGCAGTAGCGAACCACCAAGTTTCTTAGCAAACTTCATTAAAAACTTTCCACCAAACAAATCAAAAAGACCACCACCCTCTTTTGGTTCTTCTGGTTCAGCTTTTGGTCCAAACTTACTTCTAGTGTTCTCTTCAATCTTTCTTAGTAGTTGAGTTTGCTCATCCATTAATCTTAGATTTTCGGCTTCCTCTTCACTAGTGAACGACGAATCTGCTGCTTCGCTTGACACAGCATCTCTCAATGGGATGACGTTTGACCCACCTTTACTTGTCTTTGCGCTCGCATCAGCAATTGTGTCCTTACCTCTAAAGCGTGGGTCAACTTTTGCTAGAGTTGCTTCTAACTCAGCTTTCTTTTTGTATTCTGGGGAGCGTTTAATCTGATCTTCAGTTAGACCAGAAGATTTTAGCCTGTTTAGTTCTTTCTCATTTTCTTGTAGATCTAGACCAGCTTTTTGAGATTTGTCAAATCTCTTTTCGAAAACTTCTTTTGCTTTTTCTGGACCCATCAGTCTAACTGTTGGGTCAGTCTTCAT